TTATGTATCCTGCAAGACCCGGCATCTGTTCTTCGGGAGATTGTACCGGAAGTACCGTGTCGTCATCCGGCTGGAGAAAGTTATCTTCAGACATGTAAAGTCCTAGCTAAAGTAGTTTCTGTCTTCTGCCATTGTGTTAAATGAAGCTTCTACAGTAGGCTTGGTTTGTTTCTTAGGCATATCTTCTATGATTGGTCCTGTCTGTACGCGAGTTTGAAACTCAAGACCTTCACGATATAGATTTGATGCACCCTCATCTGTATCGACGCTGACTTTATCAGAGTTCATTACATAGGCTGCACCGTAGTTGTAGTTATTGTCTGGCATCGCTGCCTCCTAGTCTAAGTGGTTCAAAATTGTAGTTTAAGAAGCCTTCGCCTTGGGCAGGGTCGGCTTCTGGAACCCTGCTTGGTTCTGGAATCATGCCAGAATCCTGCATGGCAACTTGTGCCATTATGTCTTCGTCTGTTTCCTCTACCTCTGGGGCAGGGATAAAATCTTGTCCGGCATAAGGTCCGGGCGGTGTTCTAGTGTATCTCATAGACGGGTCATCTTCGGTATCGTCTACGCCGCTAGGCTGTAACTCAACCCCTAGACTAGGGTCAAAAAATGCAGGCAAAGCTGCGGCAACAGCCGTTCCCGTCCGTGCAGCTAATGCGGCTGCTTCTATAGCCAAGTCCCGTGCCATTGCTGCGCCAGCCCCACCGGGGTCGCGAATAGCTTCATATGCCATTGAACCTGTTAAAGCTGTGCCAAGTGCAGCACCCGTAACCTTGAGAGTGGTCTTACCCTTATCCATAAGGTTGTCAAAGATGTCATCTATATCGTCTATACTAAACCCGTTGTCTTCCAAGGCTTGAACGAGAGATGGGGATGCTTCACCACCGGGGTCTACACTAACAGAGGGTTGTTTGGGTGGCATGTTTGCTAATTGTTGTTTTTTTTCTTCTAAATTAATCTGCGCTTGAACTTTACGTGTTTCCTTGTTAATGTTTGCTGTTTCCAAGTATTCTTTTGCAGCTTCTGGGTTAACCTCAACGGAAGTTTCTAATATTGAAGACTTGGGATAAGATACTCCTGCGTCTTTTCCCTCTATAGTCTCTTGAAAAGTTATGGGTAGTTTAGATTTGCCCCTCTGTGATGCTACATATTTTTTAGTAAACGGAGATAATTGTCGGATACCTATGTCAGTTAGAAATTGACCATGTGTTTTTATAACTTGACCTTCGCTTAAATTTACGGTATTACCTTCTGTCATATGCACATAAGGTTCAAAAGAAAGAGCGTTTGCTTCTTCTATTTCAGCAGACTGATTTAATAGGGCCATGTAGCCTTCAGATGCTTCTTCTTTAGTTAGAGGTCGCCAAGTTAAATATTTACGTATTGGGTCCTTAGACTTGTAACCTGCAGCTTGGAGAGTAGTCTCTTGCATACGACGAAAATCGTAAGCAGTAAAATCTCCTTCAACAATTTTACCTGTAGCCTCTTGTCTATAAGTAACTTTAGGTATGTTTGCTGTTTTTAATGAATTATTTATAATTTTATCTAAAGCTTCTGGATTTTCAAAAACTAATCCAGAAGTTCTATTACCTATAGCCTGTCTAACAACGTCCATTTGAGCGCGAGGTAAATAAGCAACACCGATACCTGTTGTTCCTTTATCTGTTTTTAATTCTAAACCCGTTACAATGCCATCTGTAAAATCTATATTTTCTATGCTAAAAGCTTTAAAATCAGAAGGTCTATACCCCCCTAACATCATCATAGTCATTCTATACCCTGCTGCTTGTTCCGCAGGGTCTGCGCTAGAAATTAAACTGGCAGCAACATCTTTTGTTGCTTGGTATACTTCAGCAGGTATCTTTATGGGGCGTAGTCTAGCCGTATCGGTTTTAAACCCCCCTTTCTCGTATCTAGCACTACCTACATCTTCTTTCAACATAGAACGAAAAGGATTTGTTGTTCCCTGTGCAGTAACACCTACTTCAGCAAGTACACCCTTAAAATCTCCTATTAAAGATTTTACACCACCAGTATTACCCTTTCCTATAATCTGTTCAAAAAATGCAGTTCGAGCGGGATTATTTTTTTCTAAAATCTGTTCGAGAGTTATCGTTTGACCATCTACACTTATAAGAGCAGATGCTAATGTATTCTTTTTTTTAGGGGTAAGGTCTGTTCTATTTTGAATGAGTTCAGCAACAGGTCTAGAACGTAGAGCGTCACCTCTAGAAATGCCTCCTGAGGTTATCCTTTCTATATAGCCTTCTCTAAATTCTATTGCCATTCCTAGTATCCGAACGTAGCATCATAGGGCTGAAAGGCTTGGTCTTTGATGCCCTGCAGTTGTTTGTGTATTGAAGTGTACCCGCTGGTTCGCGTCATAACCATATATCGCAACGCATCGTAGGCATGGTCCTCTGCTCGTGTGTCAACATCTTCACTGTTAGTTTTGGAGAGGGGTATGCCCGATAGCTGTGCAATGATATGCTTACAACTAGAAAAGATTCGCATGCGGGGTTCATTAGAGTGGGGGTCGTCAGCAAGCCGCCTATGTAATTCCATTTTTCCTTGGAGGCGATTGCGGTCGGATGGAGTCCACCTAACCCCGGCCCTCATCATAGTCTCTGCGATAGAAGGGCCGAATCCTGTTCTATTCCAGCATGAAGAGTCTAGGACCGTATAATGAGGTAACGGGTCTAACTCCTCACATTCTAATATTTTATCAGCTAATTGTTCTGCTGTCAAGTGTTTTACGTATAATTCACGATAAACCCAAATATTATTATCCCAATCAATAGCACCCCATAGAACACACGACGGCGAGGAGTAGCCGTAGTCGGCGGCACGTATGCGAGGCCAGTTCGTGGGAAGCTCAAAATGTTCGACCACATGGCGTGTCCTCGAAAACTCTGGGAAGGCCGCTCCCTCTGCCACATCCCAATCCCCTTCTAGGAGTCGTCTACGCTCGACATCCGGGAGTGACCGAAGCATGGCCTCATACTGACCATCTGCCATCAGGAAGGGGTTGTCAGTCAACCTCGCTGGAATAAACTTGCGGTAGAATAGGGGTTGACCTGCTTTTGGATGATTGTCAGGCCACACAAATGTACGACCTGTTTCTAAGTCTTTAGCTCCGAACGCTCTATTGGGTTCGTTAGCATCAATGTACATCTTCTTCACCCACCAGCCACCAACACCGCCGGGGTTGGCTGTGCAGCGCATGGTAAGACTTTGCTGTAGTTCGCTGTCCGTCGAACGAAGACGGGAGCGAAGATAGTCCCAGACGTAGCTGCTGGGATACTGTGTTATTTCATCTATACCAATCCAGTTGAACGCCTGTCCCTGAAAACGGGTTACATCTTTATCTCTGTCGAGATAGGTGAACCACATGGTTGCACCGGATGGAAAGACCCACGTTGATTTGGACTCTCTGAAGTGTGCGCCGGGAAATGCCTTGGGGTATAGCTGCTTCGACTTGTCGATGAGTTCCGTTAGTTCGTCGAGCGTTCGCCGGAGAAGAAGGCCACGATGATTAGGGTTATGGCAATAACGTAGGGGGTCAGCAAGTAGAGCAAATGACTTGCCACCACCAGCGGCCCCGCCATAAAGTACATCCTGTTCGGAAGCTGACAAAAAGTCTTCTTGAGGTCCTTCATTAGGTTTGAAAATGACAGGGGTATCATCTATTAAGTCCGTAACTGCTGCTGGTAATACGTCGAGGTCTGCAGTATCTACCACACGGGTCTTGTTGCCGTTCAAGGCATTCTCTATGTTCTTGGCTGCGCTGGTCAGGTCACGAACCTTCTTGCGGTTCCGGGCTGTCTTCGAGTCCTGCTTGGCCTGCTTCTTCTTGGCGTTCTTCAGCTTCATCTGTACAGAACGCCGCGCACGTTCCCGGTCACTAATCTTGTGCGTGGTCTTGGGTTCGCCGGGTCTTTTCTTAGGTCTGCCGACCTTGCCTAGGTCTTCTGGGTTCGGGGGGACTAGGACTCTTTTGCGTGGGGGCATTAATCTTTTTCTGCACTACTTGCGGCTTTTCTCCCGCGAACGGCAAACTTCATGCCATCAATAGTTTCATACTTCTGTTTTTTCTTTTTGTCTAGCAAGCCTGCTTTACCTGCTACATAACCAACTAATGCTGCTACAGGAGAACTTACAACATCTTTTGGCCCCCCAAATAGAACTTCTTTATAGGTACGGTCCCCAAGCTTGCCAGTTTTGTCATACTTACTAAGCTTTATTAATTCACGAGCTTTCTTTTTTGACATATCTCTAATCCTTGTTTCCTTGTGCCTTGCGACCACGACACGGTTTCATTTTCTGCACGCCGCCCTTGGGAGTGCCATAGCGATAGCCGCGAACCTTGCCGCCCATTGCTTTACCATAACGTTCACTGACAGGTTTGCTTTGCAGTACCTTGTACCGCTCATACTCTTTATCAGTTAAGTTGCTAATATTCTCCATTGCAATCCTCAAGATTTCTCTATCACTCCGCATCTATCACGACCTCTTTCTTGGGTGGCAACAGGACAACCCCGTGGATTGCCTGTACGTTGTGGTTCATTGTTTCCTGTTTTGCGATACCAACGCGGTTCAGGATGGATTCTGCTGCCTTCATGCGAAGGTCATCACCACGTTCTATGTCAGGGGCCGTTACGAGGCTTGCTAACTTGTTCGCGGCTGACAGGGAATGCCCTGCTAGCATGGTTTTGGTACGTTCTATAATTTCATCGGCTAGGCGTTCCTTGAGCCAGCCTATGGATTTAGGTGAATAGCCCACAATTTCGGCAGCAACGGACATATTGCCGTTGTTTTCGAACAGGACATCCAAGAACTGCTCCTGTTTCTCTGTCAGGGCAGCTTTTTTAGTAGTCTGGGGTAATAAATTCATGGGGATTTAGGTTTGTAAGCCTTTTGGAGTAGAACACTTCCATTTTATATTCAATTCGAACAGGTTTGCACGGGTAGCGAACTCTGCCATCTCGTCCACTCGTAGTCTACAAGCAGCTTCAGTAGTATATGGGCCTTCTGTGTCGTCTAACTCAACACATTCTTCAGGTGCTATAGCTAAACAAACAAGTAATGCAGCTTCGAACATGGTGTTCTCCCGCGAACCGTTGTCATATTCTTGTATTATGAGGGTTTTTGAGAGTGTTGTCAACCTGTTTTCAGCATGGTTTATAGAAAAACACCAAAATTGTAAAAAAAATCTTGACAAATCGATAAATTGACGCTACCATAGGTCCAAGACCTGCCGGGGTAAACCCCCTATCTACCTACAGGTCCCCCTAATGGTTCGCAAAATGGTCCCCGCTGGTCTTCCGGTGGGGCTTTTTTTGTCTCCACCCTAGTGGTTCGCAAAATACCCTGTATGGATAACCTTAAAAATAGAAAAAATATGTCGGGATTGCATAGCAATTGGCAGGGGGGTGGGGTGGCCCTCGCGCCCGTGCGCCCAAGCCAAATATTTTTTTATTTACCTGTAACAGCCAGAGACATTGCCATAATCTAGGCACCCATCCCCCGAACACACACTAAACCCTGCGAACATATGCGCACCCACACGCGCACGGGTGATGCTATTTGTCATGTTGTTAACTTTTTTGGTTGGCTTTTGGTGGTAAAAATGCGCAGCAATCCCCCCTAATCCACAACCCAAAACCACAAGGGATTACTGCCAGTTAGTCCGGATAAATACATGCCGGACAAAAAAAGACCCCCACC